TTCAGAGTGAAAACTGTGCAGACAGATATGAGGCCGTAAAGAATACACAGAGTATTATCTCTGCTATCACTTCTGGTATTCAGTCTATCAAAGATGACTTGTGTCAGGATAGACTTGAAGCTGAACGTAGAGAGAATGCTAACCTTCGTACTCAGTTATCTATGGCTCAACTTGCAGCATCTCAGGATGTTCAGACTGCTACTATTCAGGCAGGCCAGAGAGCATTAGCAAATGAGGTTGAACAGTATGTTGCGCCAAAACCAATTCCATCTTATATAGTACAGAACCCTAACTGTTGCGTAGGCTACAACAGTTGTGGTTGTGGCTCATTCTAGGAGGTGGCATTATGGCGGCTGAATATCTTGCAAACGAAGTTCAGAATGTATCTCTGAATGCTCCAATTATATTTGATGCATCTATCCCATGTACTCGTGGTTATGTATATCACGAAGATGGAACTGGGATTTTTATTCTCCGGGGTATTACTACCCAATGCTATGCAACATATCAGGTAACTTATAATGGTAATATCGCAATACCAGAAGGTGGTACTGCCGCTCCAATTGCAGTAGCAATTACTGTTAATGGTGCTGAAAGACCAACAAGTAGGTCAATAACATCTCCTACTGTGGCAGAATCATATAATAATGTTACCAGTACTGCTATTATCAAAGTTCCGAGAGGATGTTGTTTCACTCTTGCGGTAGAAAGTGTATCTGCCGTTACAGATGATCCAACTGCTACTCCTACTCAGGTGATTAGCGTACAGAATTCTAATTTTGTAATTAATAGAATCGCATAGGAAGGAGGATTAAAAATGCACGGAATTTATAAATTAAAAGATAAAATTATAGAAGAACTTGAAGAATTCGGTAATAAACCTGAATTAAAAGGTTCTGAATTGCCCACAATTGATACACTTGCTCATGCAGCTAAGAATTTGTGTAAGTTGATTCAGATGTGTGAGGACGAGACAGGCTATAGTTATGGTAGTGGTAGATACAGTAGATACAATGACTATGGTAACTCATATAGAGGTCGTACAAGAATGTATAACGACATGGGTGGATACTCCAACTCAAATGATTGGATGGTAGACACACTCCATGAATTAAAAGACAAAGCACCTAACGACCAGATGAGAAGAGAGTTTGACGAATTCATTAAGAGAATGGAACGCTCTCGTTAATGTGAGGTAATAATTAAATAGAGAATAATGGGGAGAAGGGTTATACTCTTCTCTCCTTTTAATGGGAAGTAGTTCAGTTTGGCAGAACGCTCGTTTTGGGTACGAGAGGTTTCGTGGGTTCGAATCCCATCTTCCCATCTCAGAAGAAGTGACGAAATGTAATCATTGGCATCGCCCTCCTATAAATATATACAGTCACTTCTTCTGGTCAATTCTAGAAGTGAAAAACATTTTAAAATTATAGTAAACAAATTTAAAGTAAAGGAGGAATGGCATAATGAGTCGTGTTGAAGTGCCTGCTATGAAATTTGTTGGATTTGATGGAGTGGACGAGGTGTCTTTCATTGATGAGGAAGCCAGACTTCCTATTGATGTCTTAGATTACAGTACCGTTCAGCAGAATTCATTTGATCTGACTGCTAATAAGATTTATAAACTTGGAACTAAAGATAGTCTTACAATTACATTCTTAGAGCCTGCTGACGAAACTAAAGGTGCAATCTTTAATTGTAGTTTTGTTGCAGGTAGTACATTTGTAGCTCCTACCTTCTATAGAGAGGGTACGATTGCAGCTATTACAATTGACAAAGGAACTGTTCAGTTTGTTCCCGGAACTAAATATGAAGTATCTTACAATTGGGCATCCGAAATACTGATTGTTCAGTAAGGGGGTGTGCTACTATGAGTAATATTCAGCAAAAATATAGAGATACAAATATTATACCAGATAAATATAGTACTGGTTGTGATGAAACATTATTAACACCTTGTATTGATGAGCCGGGTGTTATGCAAGATTTTTATTGGGGATTCTATAGTGCTGGAGCCGCAATAGGAATTTCATTTTCAGATCCTAACAACACAAGTAAGATTGGCACTACTATTACAATAAGTAATGTTGATTTTACAAAATATATTGTTAGATCATTTAATAATGATAATGTTGATGTTGATACAAAATTCATTTTTAATAATTGTAAGTTCAATGAAATTACATTAGATGGAAATGAGCATCTTCAATTTGAAATTAATGATAGTACTATTGTAACATCTAATTTTTCTTATACAGATTTGAACAGATGTCGAATAGGTGGAAGTTATAATGATGGAACAAGAAGTTTCGGTTATACAACGTTCAATGATTGCTATATTTATGATTTATGTTATTGGGATGGTACAGGAAATCACACTGATGGCATACAGATATATGGTAGAGAGGGTCTTGATTGTAATGATATTATCCTTAACAATTGTAGATTTGAGGGTGTGACGTATCCTGTTTACAAAGACGGAGTTCCTTCTTCAGCATATGTTAATGCATGCATAATGTTACAGTTAGAATTTGCAGACGGAGATAACATTCAGTTTAATAATTGCGTTGTAAATGGTGGCAACTTCTCATGCTACTCATGGGTTAAACCACAATACCAGTCTGAGCATACATTAACAAATGCAGAGTTTAATTATTGTCAGTTTGGTTATAGTAATAACACTGATGTGTTCTATTATACATTAGATCCTAATACAACTATTAGCAATTGTTTTAGAACAAACCAGTTGTATGTTGGTTCTGTGTGGAAGGATGATAATGACGAGGTTCATATTAGTGTAACAAATGATACGTTGGTAGATAGAATTCTTTGGGTAAGAACTGATAATGGTTATAAGAAATATTACATTCCACATTCTTATACAGAAAAACTTGGATTAGATAAATACCATCCCGGAAACGATTTTGATTTTTCAGACTACCCTATTGACATTGACATAAATGTTGGAGTTACAGATTTTGTTGTATGTTATGACGACAGTGTTCGTACTGATAATCAAATTAGATTTGTCTCATTTAGTGGAGATAGTGTTGAAGAAGAAATAATTGACGAGCCTTGTCGTACATATGCATTGTATAACAGATACAGAAATATGTTACCTAATAAGGATGCAAATAATGTCGTGTACTTTAATCCATTGTGGGAGCAAGAAACTAGTGTGACTGGTCAATCTATTTTGGAATTTGGAAATGTAAGCAACGGTCATACATATAAAATTACAGGAGAAATAACATATAGTATTGATACAGATACTGAGCAAACAAGTGCTGCTTATTTTAGACTTAGAACAATGAACGACGGATGTTTTGCTATGATCAGTATTGTATTAGATAAGATTACTCTTAACTCAGGAACTGTTACAAAGACTGTATCATTCGATCAGACTCTTACTGCTACAAAGAATGGTAGCTTTGGTAAACTTAATATTCTTGCAGACTTAAGTTTGCCATATACATTTAGTGTTTCTAATATTAGAATTCAGGAAACTTCATAATAAAAGAAAGTGAGGTTGTGAAAAATGGTTACTTTAGATACATACGGCAATAAACCAAATATTGCACTGTGTAGTTTTTCATGTCTCTCAACAGATGTTAAACCAACTGTGTCTTACAATGGTACTGCAATCGCAAATGGTAGTACTCTTCATGAAATTGATACTAATAAGAATTATGTATACAATCAGGAGTCTGCACAGTGGGTACTCTCAACTTCTGGTGGCGGTGGTTCGTCAGAGACATATGATGTAAAAATTGAAAATGGGTTGCTTGTTATTACAAGAACCTAATATATAAATCACGGTTGTGTAGGAAGGCTTCGGCCTTCCTATTTTGCTTCCTTGGCTCAATTGGCAGAGCAGCTGATTTGTAATCAGCAGGTTGTTGGTTCAAGTCCGACAGGGAGCTTTAGGTACATAGTACCTTATTATAAAGGAATAGAAAGGATGGTGGAAAAACTATGGCTTATTTAAAGCAGCCAAAGACACCCGAAGATTTACAAGCACTAACGGTAAGCAAAGTAAAAGTTGCATATAATGAGTTGGCTACAGACTATAATAAGCTGGTTAACTTGGAATATGTCTACTGTCCATATTGTGGAGAATTTAAGGCAGTGTCTCAGTTTTATTCTTCTAAAAGAACGAAGAGTAAAATTGAACATCTTGCTTGTAAGGCTTGTATATTAGATATGGCAACTGACTTAGATAAGAAGACAGGTATTCGTAGAGATAATCGTGAAAAAACAATTAACACTCTTAAAAAGTTAGACTTGCCGTTTATTGAAAAGGATTATGACGCTCAGTTAAGATTCATGGCTGATGACGTTAATGAAAAAATGAGAAGTACTGCTTTCCAACAGTACTTGGTTATGGTTAAGTCATTACCGAATTATAAAGATATGACATTCGCTGATAGTAGATTTCTTGATGGGGTTGATGACAGTGAGCCTAGTCCAGAAGATGTTAAGATTGTTCAGAAGACTCTTAAGGCAGCTAGGAAAAGATTTGGATATGACTTTAGTAATGAAGATTTGATGTTTCTTGAGAACCAATATCAAGATTGGATTACAAGATACGAATGTAATAATAAAACTCAAGAAGAATTGTTTGAAAGATTAACTTTTAAAAAGTGGGAAATTAATAAGGCGACTAAGGCTGGTCAAAGTACAAAGGATCTTGATAAAACATATCAGGAGTTATTGTCTGCAGCTAATCTGTTGCCTAAACAAAATAGTGGTAATGCTCTCTCCGACTCTCTTACATTCGGACAACTTATAGAAAAATGGGAAGAAGAAAAACCTATCCCAGAGCCATCACCTGAATTTAAAGATGTGGATGGTATTGGAAAATATATTCGTGTATGGTTTAAGGGCCATCTTGCTAGAGCCTTTGGTTTGGATAACGGATATTCTAAAGAGTATGATGAATATATTGAACAATATAAAGTAAAGAAACAAGAGTTTTCTGAAGATGGTCGGTCAGATGATATCTATGAAAGTTTGTTTGGTCGTGGTGATATATAATGCCAATTAAAAGTCGAATAGAGAAAAAGCCTATAACTGAAAAAGCGCAGAAAAAACAAAATACTGCGAATGATCAGAAAAGCAAATCAGATATCATTATGGAGACTGTCGCTGAACGAGCGTCTTATTATAGAGCAAACCCACACAGATTTGTAGAAGAGTTTATGGGTATAAAACTAAGACTCTTTCAAAAGATACTTATATATTGCATGATGGTTTATGACTATTTCTTTTTTATTGCCGCCAGGGGCATTGGAAAGACGTACCTTGTTGGTTTGTTCGCCTGTGTTAGATGTATATTATTTCCCGGAACAAAAATACAGGCATTTAGCCATACTTTTAAACAAGGTAAAGAAATAGTCATGAAAATAACAGACGACTTCATGCACAACTCTCCTCTCCTATGTAATGAAATATTAAAAACAAGTACTGGTCTGAATGAATGCGGAGTCTGGTTCAAGAATGGTTCTTTTATTCAAGTTAGAGTGGCAAATGAAAATTCAAGAGGTGGACGTGCTAACATTATTATAATCGATGAAAGTCGTATGGTATCCGAAAAAATAATTGGAACTGTAATTCGTCATATGAATTCGTCACCAAGACAACCAGGATATTTAAGCAATCCAAAATATGAACATTTAAAAGAGATGAATAAAGAAATATATATGTCATCTGCTTGGTACAAATCTAGTGAAATGTATGAGAAGGTTAAGGCATATACATCAAATTCTTTGGATAGTTCAAAGAAATACTTTATATGTGATCTTCCTTACGAACTATCAATTGCTGAAGGATTGCTTATGAGGGAACAGATTGAAAATGAAATGTCTGAAGAAACATTTTCAGATATATCTTTTATGATGGAACGTGAAGGAATATTCTATGGGTCAAGTGAAGATGCTTTGTTTAACTATAATGTTTTAAGCGATAGACGAACATTGCAGGATGCACTAAAACCACTTGATTATTATAAAGAAACTGCAACACAGATTCCAAAGAAGAATTTAAATGAAATAAGAATTCTTTCATTGGATATAGCACTTATGGCATCAAAGAAAAATAAGAACGATGCCAGTTGTTTTATATTAAATCAATGTATTAAAACAAATGAAGATACTTATGTTAGTAATATCTCATATGTCGAGACACAAGAAGGACTTGTTACCGAAGAACTTGGATTATTGGCTATGAGATATTTTTACCAGTATGATTGTGATTATTTTGCAATTGATGCAAATGGAGTTGGTCTATCGGTGGCAGATTTTATTATGGCACAAGATAGATTTGATCCTGTGTATGGAACTTTCTATAAAGCAATGAGTTCATTAAATAATGATGAAATGAACGCAAGATGTAGAGTTAAAGATACAACAAAGTGTTTGTATATCATCAAAGCTAATGCGAAGATGAACAATGATATGTGTCTTGCTCTTAGAGCAGGATTTCAAAATGGCTATATTAATCTTCTGCAATCCGAAGTTGATATGGAAGATAAATGGTCAAATAAAATAAAAGGATTTAATAAACTTACTGATAGACAGAAAGCAATGTTATATGTTCCACACTATCAGACAACATTCTTAATAGATGAACTTATTAACTTAGACCATGAAATAAACAATGGTCTTATTAAAGTTAAAGAAAAGTCTGGTATGAGAAAGGATAGATATTCTAGTTTGGAATACAACTTGTATGTCGTTGATCAGTTAAGGGTAAATAAAAAAAAGAAAAATATAGAAACAAGTAGTTTAGTCGACTTACTCCCCATTAGAAAGGGAATAAGGTTTTCATAAAAAAAATAATTAGGAGGAAACATAAATGGCACGAACTAAGAAAGTTAATAGTGACACCTCCAAGAATACACCAAGTATTGCAGAGATGCGTGAGTTTTATGAGAAGAATAAAACCAAGTGGGATAACTTTGAAAGATTTAAAGAAGCTATTATTAATTTAAGAGAAATAAATAAAACTACAAAGTTGTCTACATCAATCGAAGCAATTCCACAAGAAGATTTAAAACGTTATCTTGAGAACCCTACAAGCTATGAAAAGAAACTTAGAGATATATCAAGATATTTAGTTACACGTTCTCAAGTATATTATAGGCTAATCAAATATAATGCTAATATGTTTGATTTAAATGCCAGATCTGTTATTCCAAATTATTCTTTAACAAAGACTAATGATAAGAACAAGATGAAAAAGAATTATGAGAACACATTAAAGATTCTTGACAAGATGGGATTGCAGTTTGAATTCTTGAAGGTTTTTGTTACTTGCATGATTGAAGACGTATTTTATGGTGTCGTATATTTTGACAAGTCAGTTAAAACAACACCAGCTATGTTTATCCTCCCTCTTCCTGCAGACTATTGTCGTATTCAAGGTTATTGGGAAAATGGTACTTTCGCATACGTATTAGATATGTCTTTGTTTAACAAAAGACCAGACTTATTAGAGTTTTGGGGAGAACCATTTACAACATTATATAAGGAATATCAGAAAGATAATATTCGTTGGAAACTGATGCCACAAGAATGGTCTGTATGTTTAAAGTTTAGAAGTGAAGATCCTGAGACTATTCTTCCACCACTGCTTGGATTGTTCTTGGAATTACTTGGTCTAATTGAAGCAGTTGACATTGAACATATTGCATCAGAGCAGGACATCTATAAATTGTTAGTTGCTACTATTCCACTTTTAAGTGGTGCTGATAGTCCAGATGAATTTGCAGTTGATCCTAAACTTGCGGTTCAGTATTTTAACAAGATGTGTGAAGCATTGCCAAGATTCACTGATGCTATTATATCTCCAATCCCGGTAGACCATATTAGCTTTGATTCTGACAGTGTTGATGCCAACACAAATAAGGTACAGAATGCAATTAAAACTGTACTTAATACATCTGGTGGAAGTCAGGTTTTATATTCATCTGATATTTCGTCAAGTTCTGGTTATGAGTTTGCGTCAATTGCCGATACAGAATTTGCTATATCTTCGCTTCTACCACAGGCAGAAGCTTGGGTTAATTTCTTTTTAAGTCAATATATTACAAATCCATGTAAGGTTAAGTTTTTTGAGATATCTGTATATACAAGAAAACAGTTTAGAAAAGAATTAATTGAGAATGCACAGAACGGATTGCCAATGAAGTTGGCACTTGGAACATTAAGCGGACTCTCTGAAATGGATATATTGGCATTAAACTTCTTAGAAGAAGATGTATTGTCTCTTTCTGACAAACTTATTCCATTAAGTACAAGTTATACAAAGACTGGTGATGATGGTAAAAAGTCGGGTGGTCAAGAAAAAGATATTGACGACCTTACTGATGAAGGAGAAAAGACAAGAGATAAAAAATAAATAAAGAAAGAAGGTGACTAAAGTGAAATATAATTTTATTCGCACTCAAGATCAAAAGATTTCTGATGTATTAAAGAAACAAGGATTTAAATTAATTGATGACAAGAATGGTTTTTTCACTTTTGTCAACGATAAAACTTTAAAATTTTCTGATGAAATTGATACATCAAAAATACGTTATACAAATATGATTTGTTTATAAATAGACACTATTGGCTTGTTAGCATCATATATGGCATTAACAAGCCACTTATGTCTATTTAATAATATAAATAACTTAAGAAAGGAGGTATAAGTCTAGGAATGTCAAAGAAAATATTATTTTTGGAAGATTTATATAACTTCTATTCTAACAATTATAAACGTTCTGTACATTATAGTGCTGATAAGACTGGATCTCCTATTGTTGTTCAGGCATTAGGCAGAATCAACTTTTCTGAAGATGATTCAAAGGAAGGTCTTACGCCAGTTACACTATTGGCATGTCACACAAATGTTAATAGAAATGGGTCATGTATTAAAGAAGAAGTTATGAATAAAGCATTATCTTCTTTTAAGAATCGTCCAATTTTGGGATTCATTCATGTAGTAAATGACCAGTATGAATTTTATAGTCATAACATGCACGAAGATGATAATGGTGATGTTGTTTATGATGAAAGACCTGTCGGTGTTATTCCAGAATCATGTAATGCACATTTAGTTGATGATGATGAAACTGGGAATTTATATGTTGAAGTTGATGGATATCTGTATGATGAGTACTCTCATGCTTCTGAAATATTAAAAAGGGAACAGGAATGTAGTGTATCTGTTGAACTTTATATTAAAGAACTCTCCTATGATTCAAAGGAAGGTGTACTTGATATTGAAGACTTTATTTTCCAAGGTGTAACAATTCTTGGTAAAACTCCAGATGGAGAAGATGTAATCCCTGGTATGGCAAAATCAAATATTAAGTTAAAAGATTTTAGTGTTGATAATAGTATGTTCGCATCTATTAAAAATGAATTGAATGAGCTAAAGGATAAACTTGATTCGATTGAGTTGTCCTTCTCAGATATACAAAATTCGAAGGAAGGAGGAAACACTGTGAACGAAGAATTGGAAACAAAAGACGTTGAAGAAGTAACACCTGAAACTGAAGTTGAGTTTGAGGAAGAATCTGTAGACGAATCTGAAACCAAGCCTGTCGAGACATTTGATGATGATCCTGAAGACCCCGATCCAGATGAACCGGGCGATGAAGAAGATCCTTCTGACGAAGATGATGATGATGAATCTGATGATGATGATAGTGAAGATGATTCTGATGATGACTCAGGTGACGATTCAGGTGATGATACTACACCTACTTATGATGAGCAGTATGGCTCTGATGAAGATGTTAAAGCTGAACCTAAAAAGAAATTTGAAATCACTATTGGTGACAAAGTATTCGCATTGTCAATGCAGGATAAAATCTACAGTTTGAATGAGTTAGTTAATGCTACTTATTCTGAAGTAGACAATACTTTCTACAACGTAATTGTATATGATGATTATGTTGTTATGCAGGATTGGTATTCTGGTAAATTCTTTAAACAGTCTTATTCTGAAGGTGAAGGTGTATTCAGTCTTGTAGGTGACAGAATTCCTGTATTTACAGAATTTGTAACCGAGGAAGAAATGAACTCTCTTAACGAGATGAGAGACAGTTACGAAGAGTTTAAACAGTTTAAAGCTGATTCTGAAGAAAAGACATACTTCTCTTTGGATGGAAGTAAAAATGTTAAAGTATTTGCTAACATGAACGGAACTTGTGATGGCAGATACGGTGATTTGTTTAGTAAAAGATAATTAAATATTGGAACGTTAATTTTAAAGAGCCAATGGCTCTTTTTTATTTTATCAATTTTAGAAGGAGGAAACTAAAATGTCAATTAGATATACAATTGAAGAGCATGCCGCAGGCTACCCTAGCAAAGTATTGGCTAGAGAAGGCGGCAAACATATTCTCAACATTCAGTTGAAAGAAGATTGTGATAATACTTGGTTTGTAGGCCAGGGTAGTTTTGTAGAGTTGGATCTTTACGAGCAGGCAGCACCTACTACTCTTACAGGAGTTGTTCGTGGTCAGGCTGCAAATGGTAACTGGTATGTAGAAATTACATCCGCATCTAATGCGTTTTTCGTATACCAGGTTCCTGTTATTGAAGAGGAATTCACAAAGGATTTCCTTAAGGAAGGTAACTTCTTTAATAAGCAGGGTAGCGTTGTAAGAGCATATGAGCTTGCTCAGTATGACGTTGTTGAAATTAGTCCTAAGGGCTTTAAGGGAACTGTTGCTGCTGGTGATTCTGTATCTCTTCAGGCAATCACTGGTGTTTCATATGCAAAGCAGCTTGGTGCTTAATTCTAGGAAAGGAGGAAAAAATAAATGTTAGATACAAATGTTAAAAACTTAATGTTCGACCTTGGAACTGGTCGTGCTATTTATGATGCTAATACTAATCGTAACATCTCTAATGCTGAGGCAGATGAAGTTGTTAGACAGGCATGCCATGAGCATCTTGGACTTACAAAGGCTTCTACAAATAAAGAAATTAAAAGGGCATTGCGTTCTGATAATGCTAGAAAGTTTTTCGAGATTATTGAAGAGATCGTAGACGTAAAGATTGCTTATGGTCTTTCTGCAAATGAATTCTTCAACACTTTTGTAGAAACAAGAAATATGAAAGATGGAGACGCTAACGAGTTCTGGGTAGATCAGGATATTATTTTGACAGTAAATAAGATGAGCGGTGATCATCATTACGTTACAGTACAGAGACTTGCTGAAGGCCAGTCTTACCATGTAGACACCGCAGTTTATGGTATTAAAGTTGGTTCTGATATTCGTCTCTTCCTTACTGGAAGAAAGAATTGGAGTGACTTTATTGATGCAGTTGCAAAGGCATTCATCAACAAGGTTCAGACAATTATTGCTACACAGTTTGCAAGTGGTGTAAACCTTATCTCTGTACCTTCTGTATTGACAGGTAACGGTACAATCGTAAAGGCTACATTCGATGCAATCATCGAGAAGGTAGCATCCGCTAATGAGAGTGGTGTTGTTATCATGGGTACAAAGACTGCTCTTAAGAACTTGACTGCTCTTACAACAGTTGATTGGGCATCTCCTGCTGCATCCATCAAGGAAGCAGTTGCTAATACAGGTATTATTGGTTCTTATGAAGGAACACCTCTTATGGAGATTCCTCAGAAGTTTACTGATAAGACTCTTACAACTCCTATTGTTGCAAACAACAAGATTTATATTATGCCTGCAGTAGACAATAAGTTTATCAAATTTGTTGACTATGGCGAGACAGAACTTGAAGTTACAGAGAAGGGTGACACAATGGATGATGCACAGTCTTATGAAGTACAGAGAAGATTTGGTGTATCTACTCTTATGACACGTTACTACGGTTTGTGGACTGTATAATTTCAAGTCTATAAAGGAATAGAAAGGATGATTTAAAACTATGGCATATACAAAAAAGACTTCAACAAAAACTGTTGGAAGTAAAGTAAATAGTGTATCGGAAAATAATGATACAGTTAAAGAGGAAGTGGTAATTGAACCAAGAGTTTTTGAACCTACTGATTTGATTCCTTGCCGTTCAATTGTGAGCGGCCCTCTTTATATTGAAGGTGCTAGAACAAAGGCTCTTTATTCATGGGCAGATTATGATGATGTTCAGGATGTTGAATATCAGGATTTAATTTATATGGTTAGATCTCGTGATAATGTAAACATTTATTATCCAAGAATCATTGTTCTTGATGAAGAGTTTATTGCACAGAGTAAGGCTCTTACTGATTTATATAATAGTATGTACACTACCGTAGACCTTAGAGATATTATCAAACTTCCAATCAGAAGAATGATTGAAGAAGTTGAAAAGCTCCCTAATGGTGCGAAGGAATCTTTAAAGGGAATCGTATCTACTATGATTGATGGTCATGAGTTGGACTCTGTACAGAAAATCAAAGCATTAGATGAAATCTTTGGTACAAAGAATTTACTTACTTTAGCGCAAGAATAAGTAAAGGGGGTGTGGCATGACGCTTCCATATGAAACAATTTTTAGCCGTGTTCGAAATAAAATTACTGATCCAAAAGAATTATCTTTGGATGCAAATGATCTCATAGAAATCTACACAGAAAGGTTACATTCTGCCGTTGGCGATCAACGTGTTAGAACTCTCTTCTCTTCTATTTCACTTGATGATGAGATTCAGGAAATAACATATGAGATGGATATCTCAATTGATGAAACAACTGACACAGATTTTGTTATAGAGATGTTATCATCTGCTATTGCAATTGAGTGGATGTTACAACAGGTTAATTCAAGATTATATACATCACAGATGATTGGTGGTAAAGAAGAGAAAAAACTTATAGATAATTATAAGCCTATGATTGGTAGACTTGAATCAATGAGGTCAGAACTTTATAGGAAGATTCGTGATTACGGAACTCACTATAACTCATACTTGCGTGAAGATGAGGTCTAGTCATGGTTTATATATATGGTAATTTTCAAAAAGAACAATTAGTTAAAACGGCTAAGAGCATGCACAATGAAGTGCATCGTTTGTTATTGTATAAGGACGATAAAATTGTAGATAAACTGTTTAATACAGACGAAGATTTTAAATCGTACTTTATAAATTTATTATATAGATTTGGTGGTTTAAATACCTTGCTTGGTTGCCCGGTTAAAATGGTTGCATTACTTTCAACCTTACAGGCAGCATATGATGTTGTCGACTCTGACAACTTTGAATTCTCTACATATAGAAAACTCATCTTGGATGCACATGGTTATATTGACCAAGTGTTTGCTGAAGGGGGTGAGGATGTATGCCGAGACTAGATACTGCAAGGAGAGCTATTGTTGGTCAGTATAATGGTGCTAAGACTATCGGTCAAATCCATAAGGATACGTCAGATTTTCTGATGGAAGCTACATGGGATAATGATATTCAAACAAAAGAATGTTATATCTATGACTATAAGCATGATGATAGTCCAACATTAAATAAAAACATTGTATACACAAAAGATACCACTAAAACAAAAATTTCAGCAAAATTTATCATAACTTCTTATGCATCTATGGATAAGTCACAAGTTGCATATCATCTTATGTTTAAACCTAGTGAGCAACTTGTGTTTAATGAAGGTGATGAAATGTACTATTATGAAACTGGATATAGACAGAGATATTCAATGGAATTCCCATTGGGTATGTACGTTGATATCCCAGATGATAAAGGTGTATATTGTCGTTGGCTTATTGTAGATTATGAAGAAGCAAATCAGTTTATGAAATATCTAATTCTTCCATGCGATTATAGATTTAATTGGATTCAGATAATCAATGGGAAGAAATATAAAAAGTATATGTGGGGATGTATTAGAGGTCAGGCAAGCTATACGTCTGGTGAATACTTAGACCGTATATTTACACGTCTTGATAATGTAGATAAATTTATGCTGCCTCTTAATGACATCACGGAAACATTTAACTACTCTGATGAAATAGGTTATCAACAGAGATTAGTTATTAGTGCAAAGGTTAAAAATCCTAATACTTGGGAAGTATCTAAGCTTGAAAACATTAAACCTATTGGTGTTCTTCAAGTAACAGTTAAGCAAACACCATTTGATCCTGTTAGGGATTATATTGAATATGATGAAAACGGAAATATCACTGACATGTGGTGTGATTGGTTTACGGCAGATAAGGCAGACCCGGTTGACGTTGATCCACCTCCAAGACCTACAACAGATATCTTGTGTGAATTAGCAGTCTCCTCTCCTACTATCAAAGTAAATGGAAGTTATAGAACTGTAACTGCCACCTATACTCTGGATGGAGAAGACGTGTCAGACGAATGTGCTGGATACCCACATGAATGGCGGTTCTATGTTGATGATTTTGACGAAGAAAATCGTATTGACCAATTGCTTACAATTAAAGATACTGATAATCCTAACATTATTAAGATTAAATTTGCTAATGATCGTGACTATATTGGTAGAAGAATTTTGATTAATCTTAATACTAACGTACATGTACATGGGTGGTTAGCTACACCACTTACAATAATCGGATAAGGAAGGAGATATAATATGGAACTTGTTACAAAAGCAGATCTTTTGGAAAGACTGAGATTATTCTCCGACTGTCCCGATGATGATAATATAATTGTTAAACAGAAAATTGAGAATGCACTTATGCAATGTCCAGAATTACTTTATGCAATTAATGAACGTTCTCTTGAAGGTGAACTCTTTAATAAAGACGGAACTATTAATTATGATGGAGAATGGGATAGGTATTTTACTACTGCATATAACGAAGGAAATTTTAGACCATATCTATTTGTGCCATCCGTTCAGGATGAGGTTAAGAATTATGTATGTTATCAATCGCACTTCGAGGAAACACCAAGATATAATGGTGTTGAGAAGTATTGTCTAATAACATTTACTATATTCGTACACTCAGACCATAGAATTGATGAGGACACTGGTATTCCAAGACATGATCTAATTGGTGCAATTATTAAGGATCAGTTTAATTGGACTAATATATTCGGTACTCAATGTAAAGTAGTATCAGATAGAGAGATGACTACTGATGCTAAGTATCTTTGCAGAACGATTGTATTACAGTTTACTATGCCTAATAGTATTGTTCAAACAAATCTTTATAAAGATAACGGTACTAAGAGGAAAGTAACAAGCACTATCAATAGTTTGGGAAGGATGTGATTTGATGGATATTCAGACACAAGGACTCCTGGACTTTGATGAATTAAAAATCTACTTCGGAGATGACTACTACCCTACTCCAAAAATTAAAATCACACAACCTACTGTTGGTCAGATTAAAGATTTTGGAGACTCTGATTTTTATTCTATGGTATCAACACTCTGTTCTAATCCAACTGCATTTAGATTGCAGTTATGGGATATGGGAATTGATTGGTGTAAGATGCCGGACTTTGATTTGTTCAAGCTTCTTATTAAAAACTATACTCCTGCAGACACTGGACTGCTATTTGGAGATTTAAACCTTTCATGGTTCGAAGAGTTTCACGACAATCAAGCTGATTGTAATGTATTAGTTTATATTCCTAGAGACGAGGATGGTAATCCTGTTGAACTTAAGTTTGAATCGTTAAATGATTTAATAACTATTTATGAAACAGATTATATTAAACTTGTTGAATATTTGAGATATATGTTTAATATCCATCCTAAAACAGAAAAGGCAAAAGGTCGTGCTACAAAAGAGTTTATGATTGAAGAAGAACGAATGAACCTTGAGTTTGAAAAGGCAAAAAAGAAAGATGGTGGCGTAAAGAAATCATTTCTACTCCCACTTATTTCTTCGCTGGTTAATCATCCAGGTTTTAAATATAAAAAAAATGAAATATTAGATATGGGTATTGTAGAATTTATGGACTCTGTTCGTAGATTACAAACATACGAGAGTACTACTGCTCTTATGAAGGGCATATACTCTGGTATGGTGGATGCTTCTAAGATTAATTTAGAAAAAGAGCTTAATTGGATGAAGGATCTTAATGAATAACAATTGAATATGTAACTATAAAATAAAAAGATTTGGAAAGAAAGCCAAGTCTTTTTTTGTTTAAATAATCAAATTAAAAATAAGGAGGAAAAAACAATGGCATTTAAATTGGATGATATTGTTATTGATCGTATTCAGATGGCTATCGCTGAGAAAACAGATGGTACATTACTTTATACACTTACACAGTTGAGTGAAGCTACAATTGAAACAACTGCTGAGTCTAAAGAGGCTCGTTCCGCAGAAGGTTCCCTCATTAAAAAGTTTTATCAGGGAAAAGCAGGTACATTTTCCGCTACCAATGCTATGTTGAATTTGAACATTCTTGCAGCATCTACTGGTACTGATAAGGTAGTTGGTACAGATTTGGCAAAGGTTACTATGCCTAAGATCGTGGTTGTTCCCGGAACAACAACTTCTGTTGACTTGTTGGCAGACGGTGAGACATTGGCTGGCGATGGAGTTATCAGAGTAAATGCTCTTGGTAACAACGGTGCTATGGGTGAGTCTTTCGCTGAGTATACTGGAGATGAAACTAAGCCTGCAAATAAGTGGAAATATAATTCTACCACTGGTGTACTTTCTCTTCCTACACAGGATTCTGAAGGAAACGCAGTAGAGAAGTTCGTTATTAAGTACGAAAGAAGCACTGCTAACGCAGTTAAGATTACTAATAGTGCAGACAAGTTCCCTGGAACTGTTAAGTTGACATTGAAGGCTCTTGCAATTGATCCTTGTGAGCCAGATGTTCTTAGAGCTTGCTATATTATCATTCCTTCATTCCAGGTTAGTCCTGAAGTATCTATCACTGTTAACACAGAAGGTACTTTGGACTATAAGGGTGATATGCAGATTTCTTACTGCTCACCTGACAAGGAACTTTACACAATTGTTATGTGTGCAGATGACGAGGAGGAGTAATCCTTTAGGATTCCAAAATAAATCTTTAAGAGAGGGTCTTAGGCCCTCTCTTATTGTTTAGAAGGAGAAACGGATAATGAGATCAAGTAAAAATAGCAAAAAATGTTTAATTTGTGGTAGTTCATATTCTTACTGTCCAAATTGTGGTAGTACAGAAAATTATTGGAAAATGACTTTTTGTAATGAAAACTGTTTGTCTTTATATAGAATTACTACTGGGCTGAGAGATGGATTATATACTTTGGATGAAGCATATAATTTACTTAAAGATTGCGATACATCTGCAATCGATTCAGAAAGTTTCAATGAAGATACAAAGAAAATTATTGAAAGAATTTTAAACTCTCAGGTGTCTCCAGTTGTTGAGAAGGTAAAGGATATCTTTGAAAATATGGACAACACTGTTGTTGAAGAAGAAGTTATTGAAAGTGAAACAACTGCAGAAGAAGCTGAAGAGCCTGTCGCAGAAAATAATGAGTCCGCAAATTTTAAAAAAGAAAAAAATAATTATGGTAAGTATAATAAGAACTTTCATAATAAGAAATAGTGTCGGTGATTTTAATTTTAACTTGGGGTATACATAACCACTCACACTATGAGTTGTTTTTGTATGCCCCATTTTTTTACTTTTACCGACAAGGAGCAGAAAGGAAATACTATATGGAAAAAAGTAATATCAATGATAAAGAATATTCATTGCACGATGTTGTAAGAATCTTAGACCCAAAGCAGCAGAAGCTATATATTAAGCACAATGCGTATCCGGTGGATATGTATGTTACAAAAGATATCTACTCTGGGGATGAGATTCTTATTATGTTGTTTAATAAAAACGAAACTAAGGATTTATATATTAAATGGAAGAACCATGAATTGGTATAGGTAATGTGTATGAGTAATGTTATTGAGCATATAGAAAAAGAATTAAAACGTTATGTAATTGCTACGTTTGATAATCCAACTAATTACGTTGTATGTAATGGGCAGTGTGTATATTCATTCATAGATAATATACAGATGGCTACAAAATTTGCAAATAAAGAAATAGCCTATGAAGTATATAACTCTCTTATGAAGAAATATTCTAGTAATGTAGATTTAGTTGTTCTTCCATTAAAAATTAAATATGTATTATTGGAGGATGTTGAAAATGGATAAGATGTTTTATTTAGATAATGCGGCCACTACTCCTCTAACCGACAATGTTAAAAATAGAATTATAGAAGTACTGGATGATTTTGGTAATCCAAGTTCTGTGTCTGAATTAGGCAGAAAGACAAAGAATATTATTGAAGATACGAGAAACACAGTTCGCAAATTTATTAATGCACCTGCGAATTCTAATATTATCTTCACTTCAAGCGGATCTTCTGCCAACTGTTTAGCTATTAAAGGATTAGTTGGAAATTTTGATGATAATAACTATGTTATTCTTTACTCTCCTACCACACATAAGTCTATGCTTAAATGTTGTAAGGATTGTAATTATAGTCATATGCTTAAAGTAGATAAGTATGGTCATATTGATTTGGATTATCTTGAAGAAAAACTTATTAGTTATAGATACATTGATATCATTCTTTGTATTGAGGCCGCTAATTCTGAAATTGGTACCATTCAGAAATTGGATAAGATTGTAAATCTTGCACATAAATATCATTGTATTGTAGTTGTTGATTTCACAGGATACATTCCTTATAGGAAGGTTGATGTTTTAAATATGGACATTGACATTGCTACGTTCTCTGGTCATAAACTCCATGCACTTAAGGGAGTTGGTGTTCTTTATAAACTAGAAGATATTAACTTACATCCATTAGTATACGGTTCACAAGAGGGAGGATTATTTGCTGGCACTGAAAATGTAGTTGGCATCACTTCTTTGGGAGAAGCAATATCTACGTATGTCTATGATTACAAAAGCACACATCAACGTGATTATCTTTGGGGTTTGATTAAAGAAGGTATTAAGGATTGTTATCTTGTTGGTGCAGATAAGATTGGTGAAAGGTTGCCATGCAATTTATTTATTTGTTTTAAGGGGATTGATGGTAGTAATTTAGCATCGTTATTGGAGTTAGAGGGTATATATGTTTCAACTGGATCTGCTTGTAATAATTATGTTCCAGACCCATCTTCTACTTTGATTGCTATTGGCATGGATGAGAATGACTACCATTCGTGTATAAGAATTAGTTTTGAAGGTACGGAAACAGATGAGGATTTAAATTATATATATAAGAAGATTTATGATTGTGTAAACTTCTTGAAAGGATAGGTGAAAAGATGACTTGGAAAGAAGCTTATACTAAAATGAAAGAAGCTATTGCAAATAAAAAACCTACTTATAGCCAGTCTGGTTATATGGATGTTGTTGTTGGTGGAAAGAGTTTTACAGTAAGACGTGACTGTTCCGGATATGTTTCTGCAGCACTTGAGTTGTTTGGAGTATTCTCTCATAACTATAGAACAAACTCTACCGGGTTCTCACATGATAAAAATGTAGAGTCATTGCTTGTCAAAGCAGGGTTTAAGAAAGTTGCTTTTACTAATTGGGAAAGTTTAGTAGAAGGATCTATTATTTCTGATGACTATGCTCATGTTGAAATCTTTGGATACAATTCAGGAAAAACACATTATGTTTATTCGAATGGTAGTACTACTACTATGAGGAATTCTGGAGTAACAAAAGACGGTGGTAAGCATAAGTATGATACAGTTTGGCTTCCACCAACAGAGAATAAACCGATTAGTAATCCAATACCTAGTACTCCTATGTCGAGTGAGTATAGTAAAACAGATTTTATTAAAGATATTCAGAGGGCAATTGGAGCAAAGGTAGACGGAATTGCTGGTAGTGAAACATTGTTAAAGACTGTCACTGTTTCAAGATTTATTAATAATAAACATGCCGTAGTTAAACCATTACAGAAATATTTAAATTCAATTGGTTATAACTGTGGTGTTGTAGATGGTGTAGCTGGGAATCTATTTGATACTGCCGTTAAGAAATTTCAGAGAGACAAGCTTGGTATGAGCAATCCTGACGGAGAACTTACAAATGGTGGAAAGTCTTGGAAGAAACTTCTAGGCTTAATTTAAGGAGGATAAAAACTATGACAGTTGAAGTATTTTTAGGTATTTTAGTTATTAGTGCAGCTGCTACTTCTATTGGAATTGAAATCGTAAAGAATATGTTGACTACGTTTGGAGTAAAATACAATCCTATGGTTGTTGCAGTATTTTCTGCTTTTGCAGTTGGATGTGCCGAGATGGTCATTTATTTGAACAAGACTGGCAGTACTGCCAATATTGGGTATACTGTTATTTATTCATTGTGTATGGGTATTGTCAATGTCGTTGGTACTACTACCGGGTATGACACAGTTAAGGCATTTATCTTAGCATTGTTCGGCAAGAAAGAATAAGGAAGGATGGGATGACATGGCTACTATTGAGGAGTTACTTGATTTAGATGCGTCAGTAGTTTTGTCCTTTTTTGTAATAGTGTTTGCTCTTGTGGCCGCTTTCGATGCAATTGGTAAGCTATCATTATATATTGGCAAACCTGTAAAATGGGTAAGAAAGAATAATGAAGACCATGAGTCAATCATTAAACTTGCAGAAACATTGGATGTTTTAAAGAAACAACAGGACGTTGATAGGGAACAGTCTATTATTCATGATGAGAGAATTCGTAGTGAGGTAGATAAGTTTGCTACAATGTTCTTTGAAAAAAATATTGAAGATATGCGGTGGCGAATCTTAGATTTCGCCTCTGCTATCTCCAATGGTAGAAAATTTAATAGAGAGTCATATGACTTTATTATTAAGACATATGATCAGTATGAGAAGATTTTAAAAGAACAAGGGAAAACTAATGGGGTCGTTGA